CGTTGATACCATTCATCCATGTTTCAAATGAATTACGTACCTTCATTTCATTGTCATTAATGACAGTGATTGTCCAAGGTTCAAATGTTCTGTCACCAGCAATCTTTAATTGACGACCCCTAAAAGGAATCTCAACACTTGATATTACACTTGCTGGTAAACCTGCACCTTTAACCATGAAAGATGTAAACTCTACATCTCCTCCTGCATATGCAGGAAAGTTTACGGTGACCTTGAACAAGTTAGGACGAGCGCCACCACCTGTTAACTTAGCTTTGAAGTCATCTATTCCGAAAATAGCCATGATAGTTTACCCCTTTCCTTAATTGCCTGTTCCAACGATTTCTTCAAACTCTACACCACTTCTAGTAGCAATAAAGTTCAACGATATGAAATTAATCGAACGTGTAGGTTTGACAAATATGTCAGCTACAAAACGATTACCGTCTACAACAGCAGATGTGTTGTTTGTTTCATCACATACTACTAAGAAGTCTGTAATTCCACGTCTACCTTTTACGTCTCGTAAGAAAGGTTCAACTAAGTTTCTGAACTGTGCTCTTGTAAACTCGTCGTTTATTTCGAATAGTTGGAACTTAGCCGCTGTGGCAATTGCTTTTTCTAGTGTGATGAATAATCTACGAACATTGATTCTATCGAACGCTGAAGGTTTAGCTTGTAGAGTTTTATCTCCAAACAAGACTGTGCCTTGACCAGGGAATGTTACGATAGGATTGATTCCTGCCTTATACAACTCATCTCTTTGAATTTTAGATGGGTTGAAAGCCAACTTAGTTACGCCTCGTAATTGTCCTCGATTGAATCCACCTGGTGAGAACCAAGTTTCAGCAACCAAGTCTGTATTTGCACAAAGACCGGCTAAGTGACCTTGAGTTCCAATATAGAGGAACTTATCATTAAACTTATCGTAAATATAAACTGCGGTTGAGCCAAGAACTCCATAAGAATTTCTAGGTGTTATAACAGCTGATGTTGACTGTAAGAAGTCTTTTACGTTATCCAAAGGAGTAGTAGTGTTAACTGTGTCCGCAATAGGAGGTGTGATAAATCCTACACAATCCTTACGAGCAGTTGCAATACTTAATACTTTATTGGCTAATACTGTTTTTCCGTTTGTATCTTCTTCTGTGAAAAGTAAGTTTACATCTTCGGTTTCTGAATCAGCTAGCAAGTCTAATGCTTGACTAATTTCTCCGTCTTCTCTCACTCCAGCGTCAGCTCCACCTGATAGTGTATATGAACCACCTGTTGAAGCAGCCGAAGCATTTCCAACATAAACCCAATCAGAGCCTGTATTAATCACATCTTTGAAGAAATTATTAGTACCATCTTCTTTCTTAGCGCCATCAGTGGTAGATAGGAAAGGCCATCTTTCAACGACTGTTTCCGCTGTACCAGCATCAGTTAGAGCATCAGATGATGATGTTACTAGAACATGAACTTCACCAGAATCTGGTGCTGCATCAAATTGAGAATTGGCTAAAGTTGTACTAGTACCAATTGTTAATGAAGCTGCATTAGCAGAAGTAATAACATATGTTTTAGTACCATTTCCTAATGCTCCAGCATATCGTGAATAATAAGCTGCATCTAATCCAGTTGCATTATCGAAGTCATCATCATTCTTGATGAGTTTATCTCCGCCTGCTCCTACAACAGAAACACTAGGACTTAAAGACCTATTTCCAGCAGTATGATTAATCGGATATATTTCAACACCATCTTTTAAGATTTGAAGTTGTGGAGAATTTCCTGCGTCAACCATAGAGTTGTCGCTTATACCTGCACCATTAAACTTAAAGTAACCACTTCCACCATTTACAATAGTGAAGTCTTCAAGTTTATATGTGACATCTAATAGGGCCCCTGAACCAGTTGCACTACCAGAAGTATAATTACTTGTTGATAGATTCTCGAATTTTGTTGGTTTTAATAACCCATTTTCTCCATTAGGACTTGCATTAGCTTGAAATACTTCATTTACGTTTGAAGAAAGACCAGTTATTACACCCGGGCCAGCTCCACCAGAATCGATTTCAGTAACTCGGACAACAACTTCTTTACTTTCTCCGATATCAGCTTTAATTAAGTCCCCAACAGTATATCCCGTTCCGCCTTGAGATGGAGCTGAAATTGCAATAACACCATATTTTGGAGTTATTTCAGCACCAGAGCCAGTCTGAGAAACAATTGTGAATTCATTATTTCCAATATCAGAACTAATAGAAGCTAAAGGCCCAGCTACAGTTCCACTTATTGTTATGTCAGTAATTCTTCCAGCAGCAGATGCACTAGATGAGTTTTTGAGTGAAGAGTTCGACGCTCTTACTGTTTTAAGAGCCGAACCATATTTTAAAAACGAAGATGCGGTGTAAAATGGACGAGCATGAGCGCTATCCGGTTTACCAAATTCGTTTGCGAGTTCAGATTCAGAACCTATGAGTTTTATTTCCTCAATTGGCCCCCATCTGAATGTACCGGCATACCCACCAATTGAGGTAGAGACAGCTGGCACTACATTTGTTAGGTCGATTTCTTTTACTTCGACCCCAGCAGATACTTGGAATGCCATAATTATTTTCCTTTGTCAGTTAGTTTAATGATAAGTTTATTCATAATAAGGTTTAATCTCACTTTCAATCTCCTCTATTTATAAGAAGCCTGATTTAGAGATTATTCCATTCCTTTAATCCATCAGCCAACTCTTTAGCCCAATGGTCTCCTATTGATCGTTTTTCTTGTATTTGACCTATTGGTGGTAAATCTTCTTCTATTTCTTGTGAAGAAAGGGTATTTGAATATAATAACTCTCGTAAGTCATGTTCTGATAAATTACCAAAAGCATCGGATGAAACAAACCACCCAAAAAGAACTAGATTCATAACCAAGTCATCATTATTACCATCAGATGCTGCATAACTTCCACCTTTAACTTCAAAGGTGGTTAATTCATTAATTGTCTGTTCATCTCTTATATCTAACTTTCCTAATTCAATAATATCTTTAAGATTCGAGCAACCAATTCGTTTAATCTTTTTATTCATAGTAACTCCTACCCCATCAGCCTTAACGGTCGATTCTACAAAAAGATTTTCATATTCATACTCATAATAGATAGCATTACAAACAACCTGTCCTATATCATTATTTTCTACTATAACTAATGCATCATTATATTTTTTTGCTTCTTTAATTATAACATCAGGAAACACTAATGGCGATATAACATTATCTCTAAACGTTGCTACCTGTTTAAAATGGTTTGGCATTATATCTATTATATTAAAAGTAGAATAGTCTTGTCCTCTACCCTTTGAGACATCAACGGTAATTGCATATATATGACCTGGTATTGGGTCTTCATAATATTTTATATTATCTTTCCAATGAATAGGACTTGATGGTTTCATTCCCAATAAACATGTAGGAGCAATTAATGTGTTCGATGTTCCTAAAAAGTTATTTCCAAATTCTTGTTCAAATTGAAATTCAGATGTATTGGCTATTGTTTGTTTTTTCCACTTTTCATCTCTGCCTGGTACATCCCACCAATCAACTCGAAAGGATTTAAAATCATTATCTTTTCTTTTAGCCCCTTCATATAGTTTATAATAAAGGTTTCCAACACCATTAGCTGTAGAAGTAATAATCACTTTTGTTTCTGAACCTGCAGTAATTACAGGATATGTAGAAGTATAAAACTCATTAGCGCCTTCAACAAAAGCAAACTCATCAAGGAATAGTAAGTTAACTGAAAGACCACGAATAGAAGAAGCCGATGTAGCAGCTGCAATTATCTTTGAATTATTAGAGAATCCAATCGAACCTTTATTCAATTCTTTTGCTCCAGGCTGAATAAAATGAGGTAAATTTTCTAAAGCTAAAGTAATTCTAGAAAGCATCTCGCGCGCGACTGCACCTTTATTGGCAAGAATAGCAACAGTCTTGTCAGGGTGAAAACATACATACCATAAAATATAAATGATTGAACTAATAGATTTACCTGACTGACGACATGCTAATATTATAGAGAATCGATTATCATTAAAATGTTTTAACATTTTTCTTTGATAGTCATAAGGTTTAAATTGAACTAAACCTTCATCAAGATTAATTACTTTAATATATTTCTCAGCAAAGTATACCGGGTCTTCCATACACTTAGCATATTCTTGAACTTCTGCTTCAGTGTAAGGATGTTCAACTCCATCTCTTTTTACAAGAGCGTTTCCTAAATATCCTGCACTAGTCTTTGGTTGTGACATCTATTGCCTTTTTTGTATTCCTCAAGGCTTTTTGTAATTCCTGTGTAGAACCCACAAAGATTGCATTATTG